CATTTAAGTCATTACCTTGCAAATCTACATCAAACAACTGTTCTTGTATAATATCTGCCGTATCAGTTAACCTAACTGGCTTACGTGTTAACATGCCAGCTAACATCCGCTCTAGCCGTTGATAATATGGCGGGCATACGCTACGGGCTAACCGGTTATCGTAACTTTCATCAAGCTCTCTAGGTTCCTGCGGTAGGTAACGGCGATGCTTTTTGCGCATCCCATATGTGCCCTGCATCAGATCTTCAATTAAAATCCAATGCGGTTCCTGGTTACGCCATACGCTATTAGGGTCTTGAACCTGCTGGCTGGAGCTGTTGTTATATGAGTTCATAGTTGCAGCTTAGCGCAGGCCTGAAGTTAATCAAACCTGCGCATCGCAGCCCTTGCCGTGCCGCGCCGTGCCGCGCCGAGCCGAGCCGAAATTTGCCCAGCCTCGCCCTGCCAGACCCTGCCGCGCCGCGCCTTGCCGCATCTGCTCCCGAAAGAGCAGTAGGGAAGGCCGAAGCCCTCCGTACTGCCGTTTGCAGTCCTTGCCCGTCCGTGCCTTGCCACGCCCGTCCGTGCCTCGCCGCACCCTGGCGCACCCTGGCGCGCCGTGCCAGATCTGGGCTTACACCTTGCGGCTGCCAGTGTATTTACAGCTCCTTTACAACAGCGCTAAATCGCCCATGTTTAGGCCGCCAATCGCCTAATCCAACCAGCTTACCAGCATCATTAGCAATCTCCTCAATATCGCGCAGGTTAAGCACATCAGGATCAAACTGAGCTGTAGCTAATAAATTCCAGTTACGAAACATTGGCCTAGTGCGCATGACCTTAGCCATGCCAACCTTAACGCCAACAGTATGAGTAAACTCACCGCTGACAAACATCTCGCTTAAAGTGTCATCATTGATCTCAGCCGGTTTGCCTGGAAATTCAAGCGTTGCATGTTCAGCAAAAAACATTCCACACTTAGCTTGAACGCCACGTTTTGATTTCTTAGCGCCATTAATAAAAACAGCCTCCAACACATAATCAGGTATTACTAACCCATCGCGGAAACGATAAAGGCCAGCTAACCATTCAAGTCGTGCCAGTTCCTCATAGTCAGCATCCGTTTTTTTACGTTTGCTGCTTACAGCTTTCATGGCTTTGCTGTAAGTATTGCGTGGATCTGCTGTTTGCCCGTTGTGGCACAGCAATGGGCTCTCGCCCAAAATTGTGATCTGGATTGTAGACAGGTTTGACACGTTCAGTGTGCGATGGGACAGATAAAGATGGAGCTGCAACACTTACCGATGCAACTTGCTTGCGAGGATCTAACTTAAAACGCTGTTGCCTGACTGAATTGGTAATGCCGTCGTGGCAAATAGAGCACAGGGTCAAAAGATCCGTAAGTTGCTCGTTGCCAAACGATGGGTAACGATAGTCCGGTGGTCCAGCGTTTTTATGGTGAACCTGCAATGATGGCCAACTTAGTTCTGCTAGTTGTGCAGCATTAATGCCGCAACCTTGGCAGGTGTGTTGGTCATGCTCAAGCCGTTGCTGGCGTTTGCGTTGCCATGATGCGGATTGGTAATAATCCCCCATTTGAAGTAGGTTGTGCGTTGATCCGATTGGATCATGCTCTAATCATACCACAATCAAGCCATGGCCCAAAGCACCCGCATCCAAATTTTGTTGCCTACTGCTGTAGCAAAAGACTTAAAACAACTTGCTATTTCGCAAGGCCGCACAGTTTCAAGCCTTGGATCATTTTTAATTGAATCCGCTTTAAGACAGCAGAGGGGGCCTAAGCCCCCCACTGTTGATTAGCCTCGCCTAACCTAACCATAACCTGCCACATCCCGCCGTAATCCGCTCGGCCCCACCGCAACTGGATTACCAGCTTTATTAGTATACTCGGATCCCAGTCGACTTGCCTGCACCAGCATGTAACGGGTTGAATTCACGCCACACCAAATAGCCCAGCGCATCATTCATGTGGTCAAATCCTGCATCCTTATCCGGATCACCCTTCTCGGTATAGCTTTGCAGCTCAAGGCATTCAATGGTGCGTTTACAACTGGCCGCGACTTGTAACCGAATCTGCCCTTTGCCATTTTCTAGTAATGCCTGCACTGATGCCACACGGTCGCGCACTGGTGGGTTAGCACGTGGTGATTGATTACCCATGCCATAGCTTTCTAATATTTGAATATCAGTTTGCGTTGCATTAGTGCTGCGGTTGCCGCCACTAGCGTCTGGGTAGGCATACATCCGCCTGCCAGGATAACGCCGTACTATCTCCTGCGCTAATGCGTCTGTATCATGCGCACCACTTACTTCATCTACTACCAACAGCTTATTGTTAAGCCTTACTGCAATAATTGCTGACATATTACCTACGTTAAAATCAACGCCAATACGTAATGCCTCCTCACTAAAATCTGGTAGCTCAGTTATAACATGCTTTTCACGGTTAAACCTATCATAAACCTGCCCGGTTGTTAGGTTAACAAATTCACCGTCAAGGTATGCCCTAAGCAAACTAGGGTCATAGTTAGCCTCTAGCCGTTTAATAAAATCAGGCGGCAGGTGTGGGTTATCTATAGTTCGCATCTTGATAAGATGCCGGTCTGGCCGCGCCTTGGCTTCATCACTGCCGAATGTATTCCACATCCACCTAAAACCTTCAGGTGTTGATGCTGCTGCAAATTGCCTTACATTACCTGCACGTAAACGACCTAAAATCTTAGGAAATGCACGGTTAGCAATACTAGGCGCAACAGTATCTATCTCATCAGCTAATACCCAAGCTAAATTTAGGCCGATAATACGCGACCAATTCTCAAAACTACGGCATAAGATCTTTGTATCACCACCAGCAAAATGTAAGGTGTACTCAGGTAATGGGCTAGCTCTAAACGTATGCGGGATGTTGTACTGATCTAAAAAGTTATCAAAATCATTTTGCCAAATGTCGCGTATCAATGGCCCTGTAGGCTCCATCACAGCACCAATAAAGCCTTGGTTAGCAGCAGCCATCATCACTGCCTTAGCACATAAAGCACGTGTCTTGCCAGCGCCATAACCTGCGCTAATGCCCAGTATCTGAGTTGTTGTGTCATCAACAAATGCAAGCTGGCCAGGGTGTAAATCAGCTTGGATAAGCTCTAGCGCAACATCTAAATCAAATTCTTCCTTACAGGTGCGGTCTAACTCAATATCAGCTAAGCGTTTAAGAATCTTCGACATCTACTAACTGCTCACCAGTCTTCGATTGAATACGTAGTAGCAGGTTACGTTCTTGTTCTGGCGGTAGTTCAGATTCAGCTAATGCCTGCACTGCTAATTCAATACCTTCTTGTTTAGCACGCAAGATGGCTGCATTATCGCTGTAGTGTTTACGGAATGCCGGTGAGTGCGTGAGCATCCATTGTGCATCGCGTGTGCTGCCTTCATCAGCAGCTTTAGCGATGATATTAGTAAGACGCATACCACCTTTAGCACGGCCTTCGTCAATAGCCGCAGAAAGCGCAATTTCCATTTGGCTGGCGTTATTGGATTTAGCGTTTAGGAGCCATTGCCTGATGGATTCGTAAGAAACGCCAACAGCGGCTGCGATATGTTCTAATGGGCCACCAAATTCAGCAAGGATACGAACCTTTTCGATTAGGTCGTAGTTGAGTTTGTAATGCTTACGCATTAGTTTAGTCATTTGTTAACCGGTATAGTGCTTTTATGTTAGCGGTAGTTAAGACGCATCCGATAGAGCGGTGATGATTTTATCGTAGTCGCGGCTGAAACTATAGACCAGTTCGGGTGGTATGGGTTGCTGCTCGTCCTGGGCATTGTCGCGGATGGCATTAGCTACCGCCACGGCTTCAGACATTAATGCGTCAAGTTTGTCGATGCAGGGACGGTTGCGTTCAGAAATAATAACCATGCTGTGATTAGGTGTTACAGGTTAATAGTAACCGATGCTGCCGGTTAGGTCTACTTTGCTTAACATTGCGCAATGTGGCGCCGTCTAACCTCGTCTAACCTCGTCCTAACCTCCGTCTAACCAAACCCATTGGTATGACTGGCCGTCCAACCTCGTCTAACCTATTTACTAAAAAGAGTTTGGAAATAAGAAAAGGAGAGACGTATGCGCTTTATGGCGCAGAAATACGTGATGCAGGGAAAATCCCAAAA